GGTTTATGACTGCCTACACAAAAGGTGCTCGTAATCGTCAGCAAGCAATTGGTGAGGTCAATGAAACAGGTGGTTACGCTGGAAGTATTGATATTCCAGAAAGCCTGCACTCAGGTCAAGACTGGTCAACTGGAACTGCAAAGGACCCAATGAAACCAGCGGTTTCTCAAGCAGGTAAGACTGTGAAGATCACGCCTAGCCGAGAAGAGATGGCTGGAGTTTACGCTTCTGAAGAACTTCTAAACCGTAAGAAGAAGTAAGTCATCCACGTATTGTGCTTGTCACAAAAGTGAAACCTTCCTTTTCCTATACCCCAACGGCGTTCTCCACCGCACAAGTCACATACTTCTGGTTGAACTGAATCTAGTTTTAGTTTCCAAGTGTCTACTTTCATGGCACCCACGATACCTCCTCCCACACCGACTCACAACACGCTATTGTTATCTCAGGCTACAATTTATACACCTACAAATTTGAATAGGGGCACATGTCCTAATGGCAGTTGATTTTTGGTCGCCATCATATAGAGCATCTTCAAGCGACCTAACAGTTGCTATATCCCCGCTTGGGTTAGTTGAACTCGCAGACGAAGAGTTTGAAGTCCATGGACCTCGCCTAAACAGGTACGGCGCCGCTTGGGCTTGGTACCTAGGTCACCACTGGTCATACCGCCGTGAGATGGGTGAGTCACAGTTCTACATGAACTATGTCCGCACCATGTCGGACTACATCACCAACTTTTGTTTTGGTAAGGGCGTTCAATTTAAAGTCCCTGAGCAGAACGGTGCGATTATCCCGCACCTACTCCATAGAGTTTGGGATCAAGACAACAACAAGCATTACGTTCTTTGGGAACTAGGTCAACTTGCTTCTGTAACTGGTGACGCCTTTGTCAAAGTTGCTTTTGAAGAACCGTTTGTAGACCCTGCTGGAATCCCACATGAAGGTCGTGTGCGCATTATTCCTTTGAACCCAGCACACTGCTTCCCTGAGTATCACCCACACGACCGTGACAGAATCATTAGATTCAAACTTAAGTATCGTTTCTGGGGAACATCACCAGAAGGTACTCGTCAGGTTTATACATTTACTGAGATTCTCACTGATGAAACAGTTCAACAGTTTATTAACGACGAACTCATTGACCAGTACGACAACGTTTTGGGAACGATCCCTATTGTCCACATTCCTAACTCCACTATCTCGTCGTCACCTTGGGGTCAGTCAGACATTTGGGACATCATCCCTCTCAACCGTGAACTCAATGAAAAGATGGTTGAAGTCTCGGACATCATTAACTACCACGCCGCTCCTGTGACCATCATCACTGGTGCAAAGGCTTCTCAACTAGAGCGTGGACCTAAGAAGGTTTGGGCAGGTCTTCCTAAAGACGCAAACGTATTCAACCTTGAGTCTCGTGGTGAGATGGCTGGCGCTTTGGAGTACATCGCATTTATTAAGCGCACCATGCACGAAATGACAGGTGTTCCTGAAACTGCGTTGGGTCAATTCCAGCCAGTGTCTAACACCTCAGGTGTTGCTTTGGCTATTCAATACCAGCCAATGATGAACCGTTTCATGATGAAAAAGATCCACTTTACAAAGGGTCTTGAGCGTGTAAACGAATTGATCATTCGTACTGTTGCTATCTTCCAACCTGAGTGGTTGACCTACAACCCATTGCTTGCTGCTGAACCTGAGACAGACCAGTTACCGCAGTTAAATCCTGGTGACCCTGTGACTTATAAAACAACAGTTCACTGGCCTGAACCATTGCCTGTTGATCAACTCATCAAACTCAATGAAGTACAAGCCAAGATGGCTCTTGGTCTTGAGTCCAAGCGTGGCGCTCTACGTCTACTTGGTGAGGAATTCCCGAACGAAAAGATGCTTGAAATCTTTGAAGAACTTCAAGAAGACGCCCTGGATCAGGGATCTCTTGACATGATGCGTGCCCAAATTCAGCAAGCCATTATGTTGGCTACTGGAATGGTTGCGACTCCAGACGGTGGAGCGGCTCCCGCACCCACCTCACCTGGAGATGGTAATGTAACTTCGTCAGACGGTGGCAATGGTCCTTTACCAGGGGTTCCACCGATTGAAGAAGAGTTAGTAAACAAGATAGTTTCACGGGCATACGGAGCAAGGTTCGCCCAGCGCCGTAACCCAGACGAAGACAATTAAGTTTAAAAAAACAGTTATTATTCGCCAAACAACACATTAAGGAACAGACATGGCAAGAAATACCAGTCCCGAAGGGGACATTATCAGCGTACCTGCGGACGCCCCAATGGTGGAACAGTTCGTAGAGTCGGCAATGAAAACATCCAAGGTATTTACCGAAGATGAAGTTGAAAGCATCCGCAAGCAAGAAAAAGACAAGATGTATAAGCGTCTTGAAGAAGCGGATACCCGTGTAAAGAGCATGGAAGAGCAGATGAGCGTAATCTCCGCCGAACGTGAGGCCGCTAAAAAAGAGGCTGAAGCACGTGCGGCTAAAGAATCCGACATCTTGCGCCAGCGAGAAGTTGACGAACTAAGCGCCAAGGAACTACTCCTTAAGCGTGAAGAAGAGTTCAACGTAAAACTCCAGGAAATTGACGGTGAATACAAGCGTCGTTTTGAGGAGATTGAAGGACAGCGCCAAGCCCAAGAGGCAATCATTGAAAAAGAGCGCCGTCTTCAGGAACTCAGTTCTTACCGTAACCGCCGACTTCAGGAAACTCAGGAAGAAATCATCCCTGAATTGATTGATCTCGTATCGGGTAATACGGAAGATGAGATTGAAACATCAATTAGTGTACTTCGTGACCGAAGTAATGCTATTATGGAATCAATCCAACAAGCGACTGCGCAACAGCAAGGTCGTTTGAGGGGGGCACCAGTAACGGCGCCTCCTGTAGGGCCAATGGAAACTCAGACGGAATACCAAACGTTGAATGCGGATGACATCCGTAACATGACAATGGACCAGTATGCAAAAATGCGAGATCGGCTACTTAATGCCCGCCCCAATAGGGGTCGGTTCTAAAACCTAATATCAACACTTAATCCTAGGAGGATTAGAACATGGCTTTTCCAGCCCCAACAGGTGGAGCAGTAACCAGTTCCGCAAGCATTAGTCCAAACGGCTACGGCTCGGCAACCGCCCTCTCCCCAGCAATTCAGCAAATCTGGTCCAAAGAAATCTTGTTCCAGGCAATGCCAGTCCTGCGTTTTGAACAGTTCGCAGTGAAGAAGACAGAACTTGGTGTAATGCCAGGACTCACCGTCAACTTCATGCGTTACAACAACCTTTCGGTTGGCGCAAGTGGTTCAGAACTCACCGAAGGTACCCGCATGGAACCAACGGCGTTGACTGCATCGCAGATTCAAATCACCGTTAAAGAACAAGGTAAGTCGGTTGCAGTAACCGAACTTCTCTTGAACGCATCGTTTGATGACGTTATGGCTTCGTCCAGCCGCTTGCTCGGTCGTCACATGGCACAGTCCATGGACGTTCAGGCACGCAACACGCTGTACTCGGCAGGCGTTCCATTCGGCGGCGGTTCAGCAGTTGCTCCATCGGTAGTCTTCGGTCGTACGACCAACGGCTCAACCCGTGGCTCAATCGCTCCTTACGAGTACTCAAGCGCTGGTTCAGCATCGGCTCCTGGTTACCTCTCGCCTGCAACTATCAAGGACGCAGTTGAAATCCTTGCTGGTCAGAACATCCCACGCCTTGGCGACACCTACGTGTGCTTCGTTCACCCATCACAGAGCCGCTCGCTCCGTGACTGGCCTGAATTCATTGAAGTCACGAAGTATGCCGCTCCAGGAAACTTCATGCTCGGTGAAATCGGTCGTATCTACGACGTAGTGTTCATTGAAACCACTCAAGTACTTCAGGGTGGCACTGGAATCGTTGACGTAACCCCAGGTGGTTCAATCAACGACCCAAGCGCAACCTCGTACAGCGCAATGATGATCGGTGACAACGCATTTGGTCAGGCAATCGCCTTGCCAGTTGAACTCCGTGACGGTGGCGTAATTGACTTCGGTCGTGAGCATGGTCTCGCTTGGTACGCAATCTGGGGCTTCGGCGTAATCACGCACGAATCCCGAGTGTTGATCAACACCAAGGGTGGCGCTATCGCCTCTGCCTAATTAGGCAAAATGAAGTAGAGTTAAGGGGCGGGGTAAAACCCGCCCCTTTATTCATAGTTAACTTAAACAAACAGGAGTAATCATGGCAACCAAAAAAGTCAGTCAGTTTGCTGAGGCTGTTGATACAGAATCAGAAGAAGTCGTTGTAGAAGTACAACCGCTTGAAGTATCCAGTGACCAAGTCTCTGCCCGTGTTAAGGGTACGTGGACGATGTTCTGGGGACAATTAGTTTTTAATTTTGAAGATGGTAACCGCTACACGATCCCTCGTGACCTCTACAATTATTTGAAGAAGAGCGGAAATATCTACGACACCTTGTGAGGTAACAAATGGCAGGCTTTACAGTCCCCAACGCAACTGATTTTGGACTTGGGAACATTGCCTCATTAGATCAGTCAGAGCCAGACTCTCTTGACTTTTCAAGTATTGGTGATCACCGACATGGTGTAATCAGTGGAGCAAACGTTACAACCGTATCTAGTGCCGCTGGTAACGCCACACCTGCCTATGTCAACATAACTCTGAGCGCTGTTGAAGTTCGTATTGATAACACCTATGGATCTATTGCAGGTTCAACAGTTGTTGTAGCCGCCGCTCCAGTTAACACTGATACTCGTTTTGACATCATTGTTGCTTATAACAACAGTGGTACCTTCCAATTTGACGTAGTTCAAGGAACGGCTAGTTCAACTAACCCAGTGTTCCCAACGCTGGCTGACACACAAATTCCGCTGTATGCCGTCTATGTAAAGAATACTTTTAATACCACATACACCACAGAGTTGATTGTAGACAAGCGAGCATTTGCTTCGTCCTCACTAAGCCGTGTGGCTTCTGGTGCGCCTGCTGGCGGTACTGGTTCTGTAGGTGACACTTATGTAACTACCACCAGCCCATCTAACACTGGTCAGTCTCATGTCTATGTGAAGACTGGGGCGTCTACATGGACCAACCTTGCTACCTACGTAGCAATGGCTTCAGCCAACACGGCTAACACTTTGGTTCAACGTGACGGTAGCGGTAACTTCACTGCAGGTGCAATTACAGCAACTTCATTTAGTGGCTCTGGTGCCTCTCTTACAGGCATTGCTGGATCAGGTATCACCGCTGGAACTGTCGGAACTACACAACTTACAGATGCTTCAATCACCCAAGCCAAACTTGGATCAGGAACTCCTCGTGCAGGTTACAACTCAACAATTAATGCGGTAGCAGGTTCATACACTTTGGTGTTAAGTGACTTGGGTAAATTAGTTGAGGTGTCAAGTGGGTCGGCATGCAACCTCACCATTCCTACCGATTCAGTTGCTTTTACTACGGGCGATCGTATAGATATCATCCAGACTGGTTCAGGACAAGTAACGCTGGCACCAGCAGCAGGCGTTACCTTAAACACAGATACTGGCAAGCGCAAACTCCTTAGTCAATGGGCGGCTTGTACTTTGATTAAGCGTGGTTCTAATAGTTGGGTGGCTATCGGAAACCTTACGGACTAACCTATGATTCCAGGAATTGTAGATTCCGCAGTTTCAGCCACCCGTGCATTTACAGACGAGTTTGCAGGAACAGGTTCTTTAGCACAGCGCTGGACCAGTACACGTGGCTCGTGGTCTGTTGTAGGAGGAAAGTCATCTACAGCGACTGCGGCTTCTTCATACCCTCTTGCTTCTTTTAACTCTAATACACCTGCGGTAAGTGTACGTGTTGATTACGGAACAACCGATACCCATGGTTGGGGAGTTGCTTTTTGGGTTAAAGATGCCGATAACTGGTGGGCAGTTGTAACTGACAAAACTTTTGGATACACATGTCCATCTGGAGGAACACTCACAGGAACTAACTGTAAACTACCAGATACAACACAAACGGATTATGGTCTTTCTTGTGTTTATTCGTGTCCTGCTGGAACTACCCTGTCTGGCACTGGTTGTTATGCCTATGGTTGTCCTCCTGGAACCATACAAGAAAACTACAATTGTCCAGGAAGTTCTGCATACCCTTGTGCCTATTACTACGAAACATCCCAATACTCCTATTGGCTTTGTTACCCAACTGAACTTGTATACCTAGGATCAGCCAGTTCTACGTGTACCCCTTACCCGATTTATACCACCATTACAGGTGCAACTTATGCGGCAACACTTCAATACACTTATAAAATTAGATTAATAAAGTCAGTTGCTGGTGTTGTTACCGAGGTTGACACAAAGACTATTGAAACAACCACAACTAGTACGTCCACAATTGGCTACGTACAAGCAAGTGTTTCTAAGGCTGGGGTTATTACAGCAACCGCTCAAATGAACGGCGGGACCACTGTTCAAACTTTAACTAACACCCCGTCTAGTCCGACAACGGCTAAACGTCATGGGTTTGTATTAGCCCCAATAACTTCAGGAACGGCATCAACAGGTATGGAAAGGTTTATATACTCTCCAGTATGAGTCCACAAGAACTTACTCCAGAGCAACGTTTGGACATTTGTCGTGAATGCCCTCGTCTATTTACACCAACCATGACTTGTAAAGAGTGTGGTTGTTTCATGAAAGTAAAAGCACAACTAAGAGGGTCAAAATGCCCGATAGGAAAATGGTAACAATATGACATATGAACTAATAAAAACTGCTAACGGCCCACTCATTAAGTACAGGGATACCTATGGCACAGTACAAGAACCTCATCTATTAATTGAAGTTGCTGAAGCAGACGCAAGTTTTATACCTGCTTTTAAAGCACACATAATTGAAAACTTACGTTTATCCGTGGGTGAGATGTGCGAGGCATTTGAAGACGGTATGTCCCATATGTCCCCATCTCTTAATGCCTACATGAATGCGGCTTTTATGTTTAATAATTTTATTAATGGTCATTGGGCTAGTTATCAACGGGCTAAAGCAGAAGGTGGGTTTAAGTGACCTTAGAGCGACCAATCCCTAAACCAACAGGCACCGTAGAAGACATAACCCGTCTTCGTGGAACTATGTCCCACCGCCATAGGGAGACACAACCCGAGATAAACCAGCCATCACGTGACACTGTTCCTGGGGCTGGCTCAGGAGATCAGTAATTTGAAGTAAACTGTAAGCATGTCAATCTACGCCCAGAGCATCCTTGATGAAGTCACAGAAGTAGCACGGACATACCTACGAGACTTCCCTAAGTTCTTTCAGGTTTCTTTTGACTCCGTAGGCAGGACTTACGAATTAGGTCATCCTAATATTGACCCTGATACTTTGTGGATTGCCAGTAATGTTGGCGCTTCAGTTAGTGAACTAACTACCGCTCAGTACTCCTTGGATACCCGCAATGGGATCTTGCGCTTGGCTACCACTCCTGCATCTGGCGCCAAGATCATGATTGAGGGATACCACTACGAGTGGGTTTCCCCACAAGACCTTGAGTTCTACGCCAAGCAAGCAATCAACCAGCACACATTTAGTCTTGATATACCTCTAGAAAACATGGCTAAATTAATTATTGAGACTATTGGTATCGGTGCAATCGTAGAAGCCCTCGGCGCTTTAATGTCTGAGTTCAGCCGTGATATTGATGTCATGACATCAGAATCTATCCATATCCCAGCCAGCCAGCGTTTCCGCATGGTACAGAGCCTCCTTGCTTATTGGAGCAACCAGTACGAAACACAGGCTCGTTCCCTCAATATTGGTGTTGACAGAATTGAAATATTCAATCTGCGTCGTGTATCACGCACAACCAACCGTTACGTACCAATGTTCAAGGCTCGGGAACTTGGTGACTATGGTCCAACCGAACGCATTTTCCCGAACTCTGACAAAGAAGTCATTCAATTGGAAGAAGCCCCAATTGACAACTTGCGTGAGGACGTATATGTTGATATGGCACCTCAAGAGGGCTACGTCAACAATTCGTTCTTCTAATGGATATCAGACGTGAGTTATCCCAGATACGCCGTCACTACCGTGAATACACGAGGAACTACGGCGAATCAATAGTTTGGTTTGAGTACCTTCCACAGACCACCCCAGCCAGCGCAGGTTCTATCTACGATGACGTCTATGACGAAGGCATTGTGGGAACAGGTGGGCGTAAGTACAAGGCTGGTGTAATCATCCCTACCCTGATGGTTACGGAAACTGAAGACCAAAAACGAGCCATCCCTGAAGGTCGTCAGCCTGTAGAACTTACCAACTTTGTGGCGTCTATTGAAGACTTTAGAACGGCTGGAGTTACTGACCCGTTTGAGTATCAGAAGCACCTAAACGACATGTTCTTGTATGACGGTCGCTACTTTGCGATTGCCACATACCGTGTCCGTGGTCGCCTTCGTGATGACGTCATGGTAGTTGTTGAAGGTATTGAAGTATACATAAATCAAGAAATGCCATTTGATGTAGGTCCCGAACCTATGAACACTCAGAACCTTCCATGGCCTACAGCGTTGCCTATTATTTGATAAACTTAGATCAATCTTAGCGAGCGCTAAGGGGTCCAACGCCTAGAACTTAAGGATGTGCCATGATCGGCTTGTCATCTGTGTTGCCTTTGAGTTCTAGTTTTGCCGTCTGTGTAAAAGCCCCTAAATGAAACAAGGGTTTCTGTTCGCTGAAGACGAGGCTATTAAAAAGCGTTTCTCTGACTTGACTGTCTCTGATGATCGTGACGCACAGCGCCCCGTACAAGTTTTCTTTCGTTATCCAGAAGGTGAAACTGAGCGTAAATACCCTTTTATTACGATTGAACTTATTGACATTGTCCATGCCAAAAACCGCCAGCATTCTGACACCTATCTGGACACCCACCGTGCAGGTCACCCAAATAACCTTGACTACTGGCCTAGCACCTCTTCGGCTAGTTCCCCTAATGTTGCAGGGTTTGACTCCTTCAGGACTACAGAATTTACCCCTGTAGACCTTTTATACCAAGTTTCTACGTTTACAAGAAGTGCTATACATGACCGACAACTGGCTTCACAAATGCTTGCGAGCATAGTTCCTTACAGGTACAGTTCCATAATGATTGAGGCGGATGGAACGTCTCGTCGTTTGGACCTCTTAGATTGGTCTACAGCAGACCTCCTAGACCCTGAGGCGGGCTACCGCAAGCGTATTTTCCGTAAGGTATACACACTACAAATGACGTCGGAAATCCCAACGTCTTCACTAACTGGTCTCAAGAAAGTATCGTCTGTATCAACTACACTTGAACAGACAAATTAATTATTGAAACCCTGTCACCCCTGATTTAGGAGTAAACAATGGCATACGACCGCCCTGGAGTCTACGTACGTGAGACTCCATTTACCAGCAATGTAACCCCTCGTGCCGCTACTACTGCCGCTGCCTTTGTTGGCTACGCAGAACGTGGTCCAGCATCAGCAACATTGATCACCTCTTGGAACGACTACAAGGCTAAGTATGGAGAAATCTCAAATACTTATGACCTTGGTTATGCCATCTACCACTACTTTGCTAACGGTGGGCGTGACGCTTATGTGTCACGAGTGCTTGACACCACAGCAGTAGCGTCTTCATATACCTTCCAAGGAACAGTGACTGGCGCATCAGCCGCTTCAACAATGTTTGTTTTGGAAGCCGCTTCAAAGGGTGCATGGGGAGACAACCTCTCAGTAAGCATTTCATTTGACCCAAACACTTTGGCAGACTTGTCAACAGCACCAAAAATCCAAGCAAACACTTTGTTTGCACTTACTGTAAGTCAGACACGTTCTGGTTCAACAGTAGAAGTAGAACGCTGGCAAGAACTATCGTTTGATGCTTCATCAAGTCGCTACTACAAGACTGTTCTTGAACTTTATTCTTCGTATGTAAAACTGCAAGGAACACCTGCAACAATTGCAAGCAACGCTACACTTACCGTTTCAGGAATTGGTCTTAACGACTATGCAACTTCTTTCGCATTAACTGGTGGCTCGGATGCAGTTACCCCTAATGCTGTAAGCGATGACACTGAGTGGGCAACTGGCGTAACCAACTTGGACATTGTAAATGGTCCTTTGTTAATTAACCTCGTTGGACAAACCTCCAGCACCCGTGTCAACCAAGCCCTTGCTTACGCTGCAGCACGTGCAGACGCTTTTGTTATCATTGACTGCCCTTTGAATGCGTTAACTAAGGCTGACATGCAGACTGCCATTGGTAGTTATAGCACCACCAACGGTGGCTACGGTGCTGTGTACTTCCCAGCATTAAAAATGTATGACCCAGCAAAGAGCGGTCCAACGGCTATTCGTGACACCTACACAGGTGGAGCAGTCGCTGGTGCGTATGTACGTTCAGAAAGCCTTCGTGGTGTTGCTAAAGCACCTGCTGGTTACTTCTTGGATCTACAGAACGTATTTGGTCTTGTAACAACTCTCACAGATGCTGACCAAGGGACCTTGTACAACGTTAACCATGTTAACTGCATCCGTACAATTGCAGGAGGCGGAACCATTATCAATGGTGCTCGCACTTTGGCAAAGAATCGTCCAGATAAGTACATCCCAATCCGCCGTACCCTTTCGTACTTGCGTGTTGCTCTTGCGGATCAGACACAATTTGCTGTGTTTGAGCCAAACGATGAGCGTCTATGGAGTCGCATCAAGATTGCTTTGTCAAGCACTTTGACT